GTCGATGAGTTGCCGCTCGTTCGATGCGGTCGGGTTGACGCCGTGGATATTGTTTCGGAAAAGCGTCTGGTGCGACCCGCTCCCGTGGTATCCGTCGTTCTGGAACCGCTCCGTCATGTTCCCTTCCCAGAGGTTCATAATGCTGTGCGCCCCGTGGTTGCAGTGCATCCCGGCGACAGTCCACGTCGCATTGTCCCGCCCTAGGTTCCAGAAGTAGTTGTAAGTGACGGCGCAGCCGGAGGCTGATGTCATCAGCACCGACATCGCCGTCCTGTATCCGATATTGTCCTCGATGAGGAATGACGAGCAACCGTACCAGAGATATGTTCCGTACCCCTCGTCCTCGGTCGCCCAATCGTGAGCATGGTGGATGTAGCACCTGCGGATCTCGCATTGAGAGCTGTCGTGCCAGATGATATGACCGTCATTGAACCCGCCGTTCGTTACCTCGACGTTCTTGAACCAGCAACGGTCGGCCCCGTACATATCGACGCCATCCCCGCCGTTCGCATCGAGAGTCATGCTCTCGACCCCGAAAAGGGACGGGCCGGGACCGCCCGGAAGGACGTAGGAGGTCGGCGTCTGGCCCGCAGCATAGGCGTAAGGAAGCGGAGGCGTGAAAGCGATGGTCCGGTTATTCGCCCCGCTCAGTCCCGTGATCCGGGCCGTGAAACGGAGGTTGGTATTGCCCTTCCACTGGTCCTCGCGCCGAAAGACCAGCACGTTGTCGTCTATCTGGCAGAATTGAATCAGGTTCCCGACATTGTAATCGGCGGTCGGGTTGGCCGAAAGGACAACGCTCGTCGACCCTTTCGTATAGCCGGAATCGAGATGGATGTGCGGGTTAGCAAACCCCGCCTCGCCGCCCGTGAATGAAGGAAAATAGTTCTGATCGGATACGATGACGTTCCCGTCCGCCGAACAGGTGAGTTTCGTCCCCGCGCTTCCGTTCCTGGGTCCCTGACCGCGCAGGGTCGCGCTCGCCTTCGAGCCGATGTCGATATTGATTCCCGTGTACGCGCCCGTGGGCAGGACGACGACCTGGCCGCTCGGACAGTTCGTGATGGCCGTGTTGATGTTCGCGGACGACATATCGCCCGAGTGCAGGGTCGTTCCGTCACCGTAAGAGTGCGGGTCATAGACAGTCGTCCGCACCGGTATCCCGCCAGGGACGCCGCAGTTCGACCAGTCTATAACCCGCTCACTCGGGATGGCATACATCCGCGCTCCTGTCCGCCGTTATTACGCTATTCTCAGAAGTCCGGTCGAGCTGTCGTTCGTCGGCATCGTCAGCGTGAACGTCCCCGCAGTAATCGTCTGCGACCCGAACGTGTGGACGCTCACCGCCTTATTGCCCTGCGTCGAGTTGTAGATCATCACGCAGTCGAAGGCGGTCGTCAGCGTCACCGTTGTATAGACGATACTCGCCGTCGGCGTGGTGTAGACCGTTGTGCCCGAGGCCGCCGGCGTGATCCAGTCCGGTGAACCCGTGAGGTCGACCCCGCCCGCAGTGTATCCCGTTCCGCTCACTTCGCCCGTCACCGTGTAGGCGGTGGCCCCGGCGTTGATGGTCGCCGAGGCCAGGTAAAGCGCGGCCTTGAACGAGTCGGGAGTCGTACCCCCGCGAACAACCGAGGTCCCGAGTGCATGAATCCCGTTTAGAATCTCGGTCTTAAAACTTGTACACATCGCTTGAGTGTTTGCCATATTGTTTCTCCTTAGAATCCGCTGACCGCCGGGTCGGCAGACACAAATTTCTTTAGGGTCACGTGGGCGGAACGGTGGACAATCTCGCCGTCGAGCCGATACTCAACCCACTTTGTGTGTTCGTTTTCGTTGTTGACAACGCCCTCGGACTTAACGAGTAGGGCTTCGTCCATTAGACCTTTTGTCGTTGTTATCAGCATAAAACCTCCCGCCCCCGGGTCAGCGGGGGTTCGAGTTCTGGGCCAGTCATCTCTCCGCCTTAGCCCATAGCGATCTGCGACTCTATGACCGGCAGACCCACCGCCGTCGAATCGGCGGAGAGCAGGACATAGAGTGCGCTGTCGTCATAAATCTGAGGGAACCCAGTATCCAACGGACCATGAACGTCCCCGGCGTTAATCGCAAATGCTTTCCCGGTCCAAAGCGGGCGAAGCACCATGACATTGAACGTGCCAACCGTGGCCGTGTTCCCGCGAACGCGGGTTATCTTTTGGATGCCGTAGTCACCCGCGGCCAAGGGAATCCGGGCACACCGGCCAACTGGCGTAGCGGTGATGAGCGTGACATCGCCCGTGTCGCCCGCATTTCCGTCCTGGTCTAAATAGTTAATCTGCACGTGCTGAACGCCGGTTCCGACCGTGACCTGTTCAACCCACAGCTGGAGTCCGCCGTAAACCCCGCCGGGGACGCGACTGGCAAAACTCGGTTGTGCGGCCAGCGACGTATCGGCGTTGAAGGCGTAGGCCCCCGCCGCAAACAGGCGGTCATATAAATCGAAACGACAGGCGACGCTACTGCCATAATAGACGCGCCCCAAATACCCGTCTCGGCCCGAAAAGGTGTCGATAGCCGGATAGCCCGCCACGGCATCCGTGGGCACTAGGCCAGCCGCAGTGTCGCCGATGGCAAGCGTACCCGCCCCCGGGTCTCCCGCGATGTCAAAGACCGAGTAGGGGATCAAGGCGACAAGTGTTCGAGTGCCGGTTTTTGACCACAACACCCGTTGCTTTGCCGCTCCCAGAAATCCACTCTCCCCGTCGATTTTCTTTATGCTCATTTTTGTCTCCTAAATTACCTGACCGAGCGTCGGCCCAGGTCAATACTGGGTTCCCGGTAATGAGAATAGATACTCCGGGCGACTTCCCTCGAAATGTCCGCATTGTCTGCGGCCCAGGCATCTTCCAGTTTCTTGTTGTGTTCGTCCACCATCGCCGCCGTCTTGTTCGGGTCAGCGGAGTAATGCTGGGATAGTTTCTGGGCGTAGAGAACCCTCTGGTCTAGCGGATGGTAGCCGATGTCGTGGTATTCCTCGTCCCGGTAGCAGACCGTCCGAATCAGAACACTCCGTACCCGCCACTCGCCATAGTTCCGCTCGGCCCCGCGACCATGAGGAAGAATCCATTGGCGAAGTTGCCACCTGTTCACCTTCGGGTGCCAAACGGCAAAGAGGTCGGGGTCTAACAGCCGTAGTTCACGGACAAATGCCCGGTCTGCTACCATTACTCCTCCATCGAAAAAAGGGAGGGGCGGACGGCCCCCGCTAGGGAGCCGCCCGTCCTCTTGAGAATCAGAAATTACGCAGCGGTGTAGTTGGTCGTCTTGCCGTGTGCGTTGCGGCAGTCGGTACCGAGGTTCGCGTAAATCTTGAACCACGCCTCGTAGGCGTCCGACCCGGCAACGGGCTTGACCACGCCCCCGCCCTTGTCGTCCCACACCAGGTTCTTGAGAACCCAGAGAGTGAGATGGGGGCGAGAGAGATAGTACATATACTTCGTGGGGCAGAGTTTGTGCGTGATAACGGGGAGTTCGGTGTTTCCGCCGACGTACTTGATGGCCTTCCACCCGGCGACCAGGTCGAGCGTGTCGATCTTGCGAAGAGACTGCATCAGAGCGATGAGCTTGTTGCGGAGAAGTTGCGTGGTGAGAATCATGTCGACGGATTCGCCATCGGTGTTATTGTCGATGGTGTCGAGGTCCTGCTGAATGAGTGTTTCGGAAAGAACTCCGCCCGTGGTGTTTACCATCGCCTGCCAAGAGAGTTCGGTTCCCGGGGGAATCCCCTGGAAGTTCGTCGCGCCGGGTGTGGCGGCGGTGTTGACGATTCCGTCAATGCCCATCATTTCGCCCATGCTGTCGGCGGTGGCGTGATAGGTGTTGGCCTTGTAGATAACATCGTTGTCCGCGATGGCGTTGGTGATAGTGCCGACAACGGTAATGGTGTGCCCGGAAGTATCGACGGAAGAAATCTGAACAGCGGTGGCGTTGAGGGTGGGCGGGGTGGAGTCGATGATGTCGATAACCTGGCCCTTGCGGAAGAACTTTTCGAGGGGCGTGTCGGCGGCGATACCCCCAGGGGCATCAACGGGGATGACTTGCGCGGCGTTGGCCCCGGAAGCCTGACCCAGAACCGACTTTCCGCCGCAGAGCAACTGCCGGTCGATGTCGAGAGTGAAGGCGTCGGTGACGCCCTGGATTTCGCCCTGAAGAACGTCAATCCACCCACCCTTGCCCTTGGCGGATTCGATAGAGAAACCGTCAACCTGGACCCGGCCATAAATCCGCTTCATCGTGATGATGGACTGGTCGTACAGGTTGCGTTGTGCCGTGGGGAGGGTGTAGTCGTTCGCGGCCCTCGCACCGACGGCTTCCGTGAGTCCGACCCTAACCGGGGTCACGATCTGCTTGCCGACCATATCCTGTGTTTTCTTCTTCAGCATCGCCCACAGGACGGACTTCTTCCAGAGCTGGTTGATGATCGCAGGAGTGTAAAACTCCTTCAAAATGTCAGAGATATATTGGAACTCTTGTCCAGCCATTTGAATTTTCCGTTAAAAACTGCCGTCAGGAGGCGTTATTCGTTGTCGCCCTCTTGACCTTCGATCATTCGGGCGAACGCCTTTTTCGCCGCCTGTCCAGCGGAGTCAAAACCACTTATCTTCACTTTCGCGGCAGGAACCGACCGCGTACCCTGGACCGAGGGCTTCTGGGGAATGACCCGCGCCTTGGAGTTCCGGGCCAGGTAGGCCGCGATGACCTCATCCTCGACCGCCTTCCGAACCTCGGGCGCGTGTTTGAAGACCTCTTTGATGTGTTCGATGGAACCGTAAATCGCATGACTGCGCCGCACCAAGTCGGCCAGCGGGATGTCGGGACGGAGTGCATGAACGGCGATGACCTCTTCGGTACTCGCCAACGGGAAGTCTGTCTTGTGCGACGTGAGATCGTCAAGGAACTCCCGCGTCTTCGCTTCCGTTTGCTGACTCTGAATCCCGCCTTCGATGGCGTTCAGGCGTTGGGCCTGCGACTGGTTCTCCTTCCACATCGCCAGGGCGGCCTGCTTCACGGACTTCACGTCCTCGGTATCGTACTCGCTCGGCTGGAGTTCCTTGGGTGGAGCTGACTCCACCTTCGTTGCCTCAGCGGGGCGATACCGTTCCCGAAGTTGCGTGACCTGTAAAGCGTTGGATTCCGCCACTCGCTCTCGATCCGCGACCGTCTGCTCTCGCTTCGAGAGTTCGGTCCCGATCTGGGTCATCCTCACGCCCTTCTGAACGAAGGCCAGGAGGTCTTCCTTCCCGAAATCGGAAAGTTTGTACTCCCTGCCCTTGATCTTCAGGGGCGAGTCCATGCCTAGATATTTCAGGACTGCTTCCGTTGTCTTTTCAGCTTCGGTCTTGGCGGCCTCCTGAACGACCGCCTCCTTCTTCTCCTCTGGCGTTTCGGTTTCCTCCGACTTGTCCTCCTCGGGTTCATCCTCGGCCTGGTCTTTCTCGGCTTCGGGAGGAGTGTTTAGTTCCTTGTCCTCTCCTAGGTCCTCCAGGGTGATGTCCTTGACGGGGTCGTTGTCTGCCGTTGCTTCGGCCTCTTCGGACTCGAAGTTTTCCAGTAAATCCTTTGGCATAATATGATGCTCCTAAAACGCCGCGATTGCCGTGTTGCCGATTATCCCTGGGGGGTCGGCGCGGGCGTCGCGGTTGGTTGGGGCCGTACCGTTCCCGGCTGGGCCGGGGCTTGCGGCGGGGCTACCTTCGCCACCGTCGCCTGAATATGTGTCTCCAACGCCTGTTTCTGGGCGTCGGTATAATGGTCATACTTCGGACTCAACCTATCTCGAAGGTGGTACTTCAGGTGGGCCAGGGTGTCATCCAGGGCGTATATCCACTTAGTCGTGTCTTCGCTGATGTTCGGATCCTGCTCAATCATCGAGTTCTCGCGCATGGCCCGTTTCTCGTGTAGGAGAGAATCCGAAAAGACCTTCTTGGCCTCACCGAGTTCAATGAGTTCCAAGACGGTCTTGGGATCGGTCAAGAGTTTGCTGTCCCATAGTTTCTGGATGTAGTCGATGCGGAGTGCGCGGGAGCGGGGGAGTCCCGTCTGGGAACTCACTTTGACATCGGTGTTGCCCCGGAGGTCCGACCCCCGGAACTTGATGGCCCCTTCGATGCTGTTCTTGCCGCAGACCTTGATGAGCCGCCCCACCGTGTACTTCTCTTGCACAATCCGAAGGGCCAACGTCCATGCGTCCGAGAAAACCGCGTCCATGTCGGTAATGATCGGGTCAAAAACCTGGTCATCCTGCTCCAAGAGGACGTTGACCAACGCCCCGGAAGCGTGGCTGGCCCGGTTCGGGAGCCGACCGAACGAGGCCTCGTGGACGCCCGCGACCATCTCGAACTCGCGCTCCAACTCCGTCCCGTTCTGGACGACCCATGGAGGCATCGCGTCCATCCGCAACTGCTGTGGTGTCCCAGCGTTCATGTTGTAGTCGATGAAGATTGCCCCGGACTGGTCAAGGACGTGTTCCTTGTTCGCCATACCGTCAAACCCACCCAGTATGCGGACCTGGCTTGCCCGTTGTTCCGCCTGAGAAACGATGGACTTGTGGCGGTTGTACGCCCGCTGAACGGGAACCAGGTCCTTCAGTGCCCCGTCGTTATAAACGACGCCCTTCTCGTAGTGGTTGATGGGAACAAGTCTGTCCTCATAGGTGAAGACGGGGATCTCCCCGTAGGTGTTCTCCCGGCTCTCCAACACCTTATCCGCCGCCGTGATGACATATATTTTCGGCGTCCAGAAATGCTTTTTGATGACGAGTTTTCCGGTGATCTTCTCGTTGTCCGAGGACTGGCTGAATTGGAAGTCCTCGTCCCCGGAGTTATCGAGCGACAGCATGGTATCGTGGACGTTCGACTTCTCGTTGAGCGATCCCTCTTCCAGCCCGTATTCCTCTTCGAGCGCATCGGCCTCGACCTCTTCTCCATACATGAACCAACGCCACTTGTTCCGGTCGAAGTTCAGGGGATCCACCCGGCAGTTGAACGGGGACAGCACTTCCATCCCGATGTCCCCCGGCTCCGTGATCGCATTGAACCGTTCGCCGACAGGTTCGCCGCCGTCGTCAAGAACGGGCTCGGTCTGGCGGGCCACGACCCCGGAGTCCTCGGAGTTCCAGAAGACCCGGAGATAGGCCCGGTTCGTCAGGATGAACCAGGAACTAAACGCCCGGCGGAGGGAATAGAAGTGGAGCTTGTCGGACAGGAACTCCAGAACCTTGTCGCCGACATCGGCGGCCTGGAGGTCTTCGTATTCATCCGTGTTCGGGACGACTCCCATGTTCGCGGAAGTCTGCGTCAGTTTTGCCAGCATCGTCCGGGCGAACGACCGCATCCGGTTGAAGACGAGTTTCCGTTTCCGTTTTATCTGGACGGGCTTGAGTGTCTTGGAGCCCGTGGAATAGTCGTAATACTGGTACCCGGCCACCCACGCCAGGATTTTCTTCCAGCGGGGGAAGCGCATCGTTACATCGGGATGTTCGTCCCACAGGGCATTGGACTTTTCGACAAGATACGCCTCTTCCTCTTGGGTGAGTTCTTTCTTCCCGTCAACAACCTTGGTTTCGATCTGTCGAATGTTCATTACTAATCACCCTTAGTAGAGACTGTCTGGGTCGCCCTCTTCCTCGGCTTCTTTCTTGGTCTCTTTCCGCTCGTCCCGAGCCTCTTCCCTGACGGCCTCGACTTCCGCAACGTCCTTCTTGAACTTGGTCTCGTAATACTGGAACTGCGGAAGGTCTCGGGCCATGAGCCGATTGAGGAGTTGACTGCGTTCCCTGCGATGGAACACCTCGCTCACGACATACAGGACCAAAAGTGAAATAACGACGTAGGGCATCGTGACTCCTTATGCCGAGGCCACGGGGCCAAGTTTTTCCAGCACGGCCAGGATGGCATTGATTTTCCCGTTGGTCGCGTTGAACGCGGCGATAATCTCGGCCTCAGTGTCCAGGTCGGGCGTTGTGTAGTCCACCTTTGCGTCGGCGATGTGGGCCGTCTGGCGACCGGTCAACTCGACCGGGCCGGTGAACACCTTTTTTCCACCGATGATCTCATAAGGTTCGTCCATAATATCCTCCTAGAATAAGTGTTCGACATCTTCGCTCAGGATGAATTGTCCGGGCCGAACGACCCCAGGCAACTTATCCCAAGACTCGCGTTCCCGCTCCTCGTCCGTCTTCTTCAGGTAGTCGGGAACGACCAGCGTCTTCGGCGGGTCGGTCGCCGCCGGGAAAACCACTACGTCCAAGATGTACGCCAAGGCGTCGATGATATTGTCCCGCTGGGACTTGTCAAACCTGAGTAATTCGTCTTTCAAATCCGTCATCCCGTTCTGAGCAAACAGAACCAGCCCCTTCTCGACCCAACCCGAGAGGTTGCCGATCCGCAGTCCCTTGGGACGCGAGTGGTGCTGGAGTTCTACCAGCCGATACGGAATCCGGTGAGCGTACTCAAGTAGCGGCTTCGGAACCTTGCCCATCCTGACCATCTGGCCCAGGATGAACGGGAGCAGGTCCCGAACGAGTCCGAACTTGTGACTCTCTATCCCGATGAGTCCCGGCTGATATGCCAGGGCGTTTTCGATGATCCACTCGATCGCCTGGTGGTCGGTCAGCCGCTTCCGTTCCGCGTGCCGGACATACAGCATCTTATCGACACCGGCGTCAACTACCACCATCCCGCTTTCGTCGTTGTCCTTGTTGTCCGTCCCCGCGAAGTCGATCAGTTCGTATGTCACCCGTTGCGGCGGCAAGACGCTCCAATTCTTGAACCAGGCGGGCTTGAACTTCATCGCCGACAACGCCAGCGGGTCGTTCAGGTACTGACCGCCGAACCGGTCCCCCTGCTCCTCCTTGATCTCGTGGATTTTCTTCTCCGAGAAGAGCGTCGGGAACGTCGATCCCTTTTCGTTCACCGGGTCGGCCCAGCAGGAGGCGTGAAATAGGTGCCACTTCCCGGTGTGCCACTCGAAGTACGGCTGGGTCTGGTAGTTCTTGAACTCCTCATCGGGGATTTTGAGGAACCGTTCCATCAAGTCCCCGTAGAGGTCGTCGTGCGCCCAGCGCGTCCCCGGGATGAACTCCACCGACTTCGGCATCTTCAGCGACTGACCCAGCCGCCAGAAGTCCTTGACCTTCACAATCTGGTCGGAGGTAGCCGAGTTCTCTCGGTTCACTAAGTCGTCGTTGATGAGTCCGCCCGAGTAGTGCCGGGAAACGAGGTTCCCTTCAGCCGACCCCGTTTCTATCTTCGTCCCGCCGAGGTCGATCTCGCTCTGCGTCCAGCGGCGGGCCTCCGTAGCCGGGTTCGCCGGGATAACGTCCGAAAACACTTTCCGCAACAGGTCGTTGTACTGAAGATTGTATTGAATCTTCGCCAGGAACTCCAAGCTGTTCGGGAGCGTGGCGTTATTGATGATGAACTGCTCTTGCCGCCCGCTCACCAGGTTCTGCAGTAGCCGCTGGGTCAGCCACCCGACCGTGATGATGTAACTCTTCACCCACCCCCGGGGGAGGAGGATGAGCAGGATGTGCCCTGGTTGT